ACCTGTACTAAAGAAATTCCGTGTGCGTAATGGTAACGGAGATATTTTCTATACATACACACATTGGGCTCCACATGAAATTGATGGTGTTGCTTTTGTTCCTGTAACTAAAAGTATGCCGACCCAAGATAGGACTCAGCAACTCCATTACCTACGTAAAGATTCTTTGGAAAATGTTAAATGATTAAATGGTTAAGATACTCTGGTTGTAATATTACATTGAAATTGAATCCTTTTCATTGGAGATTTTCATGTAAGTACATGAGTACCAATGAAGCTTGGGAAGTTGACCACCTGTCGTTGGAACTGTTTCCAATCACTATTCGTGTTTGGATTGATGACGGTAGTTGGTAATGAAACAGAAATTTATTGATGCCTACATGGATGTGGCAGAAAGATTTTCTAAGTTATCAACAGCCAAAAGACTACAGGTTGGTGCCATCGTTGTGAAAGATGATAGAATTATATCTATTGGTTACAACGGTATGCCAGCTGGTTGGACAAATGAGTGTGAATACGAAAAAATTTATGATTATAAACTAAGTGATGATAATTATCAGTTAAAAACTAAACCAGAAGTTATTCATGCAGAGGCAAATGCCATTGCCAAATTGGCCAAGAGTTCGGAATCTGGTAAAGATTCGGTAATGTTCCTGACGCACGCTCCTTGTATGGACTGTGCCAAACAAATCTATACCGCTGGTATAAAAAATGTATACTTTCGTTCTAATTATAGGAATAATGACGGCTTGACATTCTTGGAGAAATGTGGTATAATAGTGAACCAAGTGAATGAGTAATTTCACATGGTAAAAACGTATTAATCCATAAATACCTTTAAAAGGAGACCTAAGATGCAACTCAGTATAGTTGGTTGTCCGGATAAAAAGATTTTTAAGCCTTACGTTGAACGTGCGGTCCACTTTTTCGCCAAAGAACTAATTACGAATAAAAGAGTTAGAGAAAATTGTTTCATTCAAATCAAATTTGATGATACAATTAATGATTACGGTTCTTGTACCGTTGAAGATTACAATACAAAAAAACAACCAAGAGAATTTCTAATTGAAGTTCATCCAGGAATTGGTGCCAGGACAATCATAGAAACAATAGCACATGAAATGGTTCATGTGAAACAACATATTAACAATGAAACTAATGATGAATTGTCACATTGGTTAGGAAGAAAAGTAAACTCGGATGAAATTGATTATTGGATACATCCATGGGAAATAGATGCACATGGTCGTGAGATTGGTTTAGTTACCAAGTTTGCAATCGTGGAAAATTTATGGGAAGTATTTGATGGCTTTAAAAATCCAGCAGTAGCGATTCAAGGACAACCATTGGGTTGGAAGATATAAATAGAAGTATGACAAAATTTAATAACACATTACCGACAACACCGTGCTATCACAATTGTGATGAATCATGGTCGACCAGGTTTTGTGTAAAGGAAAAGTAACTAAAAAAAGTTCTAACAAATTCTAAACACAAAACCCTAGACCTAAAAAATCTAGGGTTTTTTAATTTCCGCTGGTGTAGTGGTAGCACAAGAGTCTCCAAAACTCTTAGTTGCGGTTCGATTCCGTAGCGGAATGCCAAATTATTCGGAGTATAGCGCAGTCTGATAGCGCATCTGGTTTGGGACCAGAGGGTCGTAGGTTTGAATCCTACTACTCCGACCAATTTATGTACGTGTGACCCGAATGGCTAGGGAGCGGATTGCAAATCCGTATAATGCAGGTTCGAATCCTGTCACGTACTCCAAAGTTAGTAATAAAGTATACGTTGTATTTTTACAACAAACTGGTTGACAAGATATGTGGAATGAGTTATACTCTATCCATAGATTGAGAAATCAGTCATTGTTCTTTAAAATTTATGTGCTCGGTTCGTCTATCGGCTAGGACACTGCCCTTTCACGGCAGTAAGGAGGGGTTCGATTCCCCCACCGAGTACCATATTAAAATACATTGGGTTACCAATTCCAGTAGGTAACTTAGGAGCACTTGATGGCCGCATCATTCTCGCTAAGTTTACATGAAGCCTTCCGATGGTGCTGGAAAACAAATTGGCCTGTAATGTGGAGATTGTCTTATCGGCAGACGAAGCCGTGAGAAGCCAGATGAAGTTCTGGAACGACAATCACACCCTAATGTATTTTAATATGGTAGTAAAAAATTACCATTTGTTTAGTGTTATCAGGGTATCGTTTATAGACGTTATAAACTACTCGACAGCAAGGGTGCGACCAACGCTGTCTGACATAACCGCCACTCGCTCGCCAGTGCTAGCTACATTCTTGGCAAATCGGCACGATAACACTAAACAAATGGAGAATGAGAAGCATTGGCGACTTCAGGAGACTGTAAATCTTCCACCTTACGGTATATGGGGTTCGAATCCCTGATTCTCCACCAGATTTGGTTCCATAGTATAATGGTTAGTATAGCGGCTTGTCACGCCGTTGATAGGAGTTCAATTCTCCTTGGGACCGCCAAGCCGTGCCATGTGATAGTGGCTACTGTGACCCGCAGGATGAGAAGTGGATTAATTACCCACGGGTGGTTCAGACAAGGACTTATGTTTAGTAACATTCATAAGGGAATCTGTCTCTACGAAAGTAGCGGTTAAACCAAACCGGCGTTAGCAATACGAGAACGGTTCCTGTCGGGAAGCGGGTGGAGGGAGCGCAAGTTGCGGTGTGTAGTGGAGAGACTATCACCCAATGCTCTATAATTACCGCCGAGGAACGTCAGAGCATTTTTCCCTAATAGCTCAGTTGGCAGAGCAACGGACTGTTAATCCGTGTGTCGGTGGTTCGACCCCACCTTGGGGAGCCAAATTTTAAATTCAGATTTTCTATTAATGAATGACGGAGTAAACTCTCTAACAGTAGTAGAAAATGTGTGTTCTTTGTAGGGTTGTTGTCTTGCAACTTCCCATAATTGAGGTTCAGCAGTTTTAAGGTTCAACATAACGGTATTTATCTGGCGTTAGTATAATGGATAATACAGTAGCCTTCTAAGCTATCAATAGTGGTTCGATTCCACTACGCCGGACCAAATATGTAAACCATTATTTACAAAAATGATGGTTATTGTAAAGAATAGGAGACATTATGCCAGCGATATTTCTAGTTAGTGATACACATTTCGGCCATACTGGTGTGTGTCGATTTATGCGTAACGATGGTGTTACCAAACTACGTCCATGGGATAATCCCGAAGAAATGGATGAAGAAATGGTAAAGCGTTGGAACGAAACAGTTCGGCCTAACGATAAAGTTTATCATCTTGGTGATGTGGTGATTAACCGCAAAGCATTGAAGACACTAGGTAGATTGAATGGTGATAAAGTATTGATTCGTGGTAACCATGATATCTTCCGTGATGATGAATATAGACAATACTTCCGTGAACTCAGAGCATATCATGTAATGAACGGAATGATTCTATCACATATACCAATTCACGTTGATAGTCTTGGTCGTTTTGGTACAAACATTCATGGCCATCTCCACGCAAATCGTGTGATGGCAGAGACTTGGGGTAAATATGAAATTGATCCTAGATATCATTGTGTTTGTGTTGAGCAAACAGATTACAGACCGATTCTATTTGAAGATGTTATCAAGCGAATCAAAGCAGAAGGTGGTGATATAGGTTTCAAAAATGGAAACGGCCCCACTATGTAAAGGTATACCTTTCAAAAGGCCTTGACTTTAGAATAAACATCATATATAATATATACATCAGCGGAATTAGTTTAATGGTAAAACTGGAGATTTCCAATCTCCTGTTGTCAGTTCGATTCTGGCATTCCGCTCCAAGTTTTATGCGGCAAATGTAATAACATCACAAGATACCCTCTTGTGACGGCTGTGGGAATCAGTCTTGCCGCTCCATTTTAGAGGTACTATTATGTCTGTTGAACTTAATTATATATGTACGACTTGTGAACACATACATAATGAGGAAAAAGAAGGTGTTTGGGAAGAATTATCCGACAACTTTATTTGTCCTGTATGCGGCACATTTAAAGAAGACTACAAAATAGACCTCTGGCATTCAGTTTAATAGCGGGATAGTAAAACGGTATTACAGAGGACTCATAATCCTCAGTTCTTGGTTCGATTCCAGGTCCCGCAACCATTAATGGTGTTTGTGCCATAAATGAACAAGGTACATTGCAATACCCATTATAGCCATATAAATGCCATTTACTATTAATAAAGCAGTTATTATTCCTTTGCTTAACAACCATTCAAAAAGTTCTTTGAATAATTCTATCATTTATCTTCCTGTATATCGTTTTGGTAACGCATCTAGTCTACGTTCTTTTGGTGTTGTGGGAATCCATCCGTCACCAAGATAAGGATATTTTTGGATTCTATCTTCTACAACATAAGCAATCATTAATCCAAAAGTTGACGCTATCATTAGAGCTATAATTCCTAAAGCAATTTCCATTTGTAATTTTTTTAATCTTTTCTTTTTTCTTATCTTATCTGTATACTCTCTTTGCATTGCTTTGGCAATCAACACCTTTTGTTGTTTACCCATTTTCTCCATCATTTCTTCAACTTCAGTATGCAATGCACCAAGTTCAATTGGGCTTTCATAAACCATTAATTGTCGTAATTCATTTCCCATTTGTTCTAATTGTTTTTTCATTAGAACTCGTTGTAATGCTCTTTTACCTAAACTAGCATCACCAGTATAAACTTCTGTGTTAGCACGGCGTTCTTCTTCTTCAAAAACAGCTAAACACTTATAATAGTTGTCATAATATTGTCCAAGATAATCACCAATTTCCTGATAGATGCCAGTATGTTGACCAGATTCTGCTTTCTTGTTTAACTCAATTACTTCATTCTTTTGCTTAATGTATTGATTACGTTGTTCTGTTGTCGCTGGTTTTTCTGGTGGATGTAACTTTTGAAATTGCTCGTCAAGATCCTTGAGAACGTCTTTAACTTCTCCTGCGGCACCTTTAATATCTTTGTATAATTTACAACCAGCTTTAACCGCAGAAACAGCGGCATTGGCCATCGCAAATAGGGTAATTGGATCCATTTAATATAGTCGTGGAGTACATGAAAACGTTGGCAGACATAACACTAACACAGATACATTGCGTATCTAAACGAAGTCATATATAATATACTATTATTTATAAACTCTTGATAAGGATCAAAATGACAAATCTACTCGTAATAAAACTGACAAATAATGAAGAAATCCTTGGTGAGGTGTCAGAAACCGGTACAGGTTACCGAATTCTTAATCCTATTGGTATTGCGGTTGTACGTGACCGAGATGGTAAACCCAATATCGGATTTGCACCTTGGCCAGTATACTCAGATACGGAAAAGAAGGACCGGACGGTTGACATAGACCGTGATTCTGTGTTATACTCCTATGAACCAGCAAAAGACTTTGTAGACAACTATAATAGTATCTTTGGTTCTGGCATCATTATCCCACCACAAAAAACTTTAATTACAGGCTAAATTGAGTTCATTTTATACAAACGTACAAAGTTTCGGTAACAACATATTATACCGAGGCATCTTAGACGGCAAGAAGGTGAAGCAGAGAATTGAATATTCTCCTTCACTCTATTTACCTTCCAAAAAACTAACCAATTTCACCTCACTTGACGGTGACTATCTCGACCAGAAAATCT